CGTACTACCAAGTTCGGGAAGCGAATAAAATCGCAGAACGCGCGGCAAAAGCCGCAAAAATAGCGGGGCCTAAACAATTTGCAGAAGCTAACCGAAATATGCGGGACCTACTCGCATTGTCCGGAAATATAAAATACACCGACGCATTTAAGAAAAAGATCGCTACTCATAAAGCCAAGGTCGAAAGCTCAAAAAGCTTAACACAGGATCAAAAATTGCAACGCATTGCACAGCTAGAACAGAAAGAACATGCTGCCTTTGTTAAGGTCATCAAAAAAGCGCAGTCGCTCGGAATCTCATAAATGAAGCAAACCAATCTACGTCTTAATCAAAAGCAGGAGGAAAAGCTCGTAAAGTATGCACTCGAAAGAGTAGAGCAACTTAAAGAGGATAACCGCGAGCGTATTGAGCACGATAAGATATCGTGGAAAACATATCATAATGACCGGTCTGATCGGGTAGGGTATGACGGAATATTTAGCCACTCCAATCTGTCAGTTCCTATGACTTCTCTTGTGGTTGATCACTTCATGGCCAGGGCCGAAGATGAGATTACCGGAACTAGTCCATATTTTAAATTCGATGCCCAGGGAGCTGGAGACATCGATATGGCTGAAGCGTATGATAAATATTTTAATTGGAAGATTGAAGACCAGGCAAATACGAGAGAGCGACTCGAAGAATCCTACCTTCACTTATTTATACAGCGTGCATTAATTTTAAAATCTACTTATCGGGAAGATGTCTCGACATGGTACGATTATGAAAGAAGTGCACTGTTTAATAACGAAACTCAGGAATTTGAAGAGATTCCAGGTGAAGGACCCATTATTGAAGGAGAAGCTCAATTCATCCCAGAGATGAATCCTATGACCGGCGACACAGAGCTTCGACTTTCGACCGACCCCTCATTCCAAATGATTCCGGGCGTTCACGAATTCCAACCGCTTCCGCAAGGTGTCCCAACTCAACAGGTGAAGTACAAAGGCCCAAGGTCGGAGGTCATAGATTCTGACCGTTTCTTATGCCCGTCTCATGCGGAGTCTCTGGATGAAGCAGACATCATCGTTGAATTGTACGACAAAGATTTAAGATGGGCTCGTGAAATGTTTCTTGAGCGTGAATGGATAAGTTTTGGGGACTATGTAAATCTTGTAAAGAAGGACGCAAACCCAAGAAGCCCGATCGAAAAGAATGAGGAGAGAACGGAAAACTTAGACTTTGATTCTGACGAGAACCCAAGCGTTCAAGTATTGGAGTGTTGGATGAAGCGTGATGTTCTTGGCACCGGTACTCCGCAAGAATTTTGTGTATTCATAGACCCTGAGACCGAGAAACCGTTATACTATGAATTCGTCGCTAAGCTGACCCCCGACAACCAGGTTCCTTACACCGCCGTATCGATTGGCAAAGACCGAAACCATTGGTGTGGGCGAAGCCTGCCCGAGCGTATCCGATCCTTTCAGGAGTATGTTGACAAACAGTTTAATTCTCAGAGCTATCGCAATGAGCTTGCGGCTAACCCAATCATAGGTGTCAACCCCCAGGCTGTCGAAGATGAGCCGGAAGATGTTGAACTTCACGCAGGTAAGATTTTCGAATTAAAAGATCAGAGTAGTATCGACGAGTTCATTCAATTTGCGGCGATCCCAAATGTAGACATTCGAACTCAGGATCTTATAGATTTTGTATTCGGTATTGTTCAATTATGGCTTGGCGTAAGCAATATGGCACAGGGCGATTATCAGGCATTGGCTCCTGCAAATACAGCAACCGGTGTGGAAGCGACACTACGCGAAGCGAGTAAGATAGGTCGTCGTTGGATGCGTCGCATTGTCCGGGGTTTTGAGCAGCATCTTACGAAGCTTGTCCAGGTATCTATGGCTACCATGGATGAGGAAGAAGTATTTGAGTATATGGAGGGTGATGTCCGTGCCTTTGGCGTCATGACCCCGGATGCTATCCGTGATATCGGTATCAATGTCCGAGTTATTTTGTCGCAGGACCAGGGTCAAAGGGCGATAGAGAAAGCAAACTTGGCATTACAGACTCAGGACAGATATTTCCAATCGCCGCCTGAAATGCGTCCCTTTATTCGTCCTATGCTCAAGCGTATTTTGGATGCTATGGGATTTGAGAAGACCGACGAGCTATTACCTCCCGAAGCACCGGCTGATCCAAAGACCGAGGCGGAGATCGCTAAGATGTTGGGTGATAACGCTGCACAGGGCGGAGGCGAGTCTCCTGAGCCAACCGATGGCGTGAATGCAGCAACCGCTGGTATGGGTAATAGTAATCCAACTGGCATGAATCAATATCAAGGATAATTTATATGAATTATAAACACAGTAAACCCGGTAATTCCAGCAAAGGTAAGACTCGTCGAGACGGGACAGTTGTTATACCTAAAAGTTTAAGAGCTAAAGAGATACGAAAAGCGGAAAACCACGAAACCATTGAGCGTTTTTTTGGTGAATTCTACCCGCAGTTCGGGTCTTCGGTTGGTGTTTCTTATGATAAGGACACCGGAGAGGTCTCAAAAACAGGTCGCACACCTAGCGTTAAAACCTACGAGGCGCCCGCAACTTCTTCAAGCATCGTGTGGAGTGTTGATAGCCTCCACCCCGCAGTCACTATCGCATATGCATTTAACGGCGCGTATCTACCTATAACTCCAGCCGGAACTGAATATACAATTTCTGCAGTTTTTCCAACAGACTGGTCAAATGTTGTAGACCCAGATAATCTATTCACAGCAGCTCCTGCAGTAGGCACCCCCGCAGATATCGCAATTATTGTGGGTAGTATTAGCAACCCCGCACCTGCTACCTTTAGGTTTATAGACAGCCCAACACCTATCACACCCCAGATGTTTGGTGCAGTCTCATGGGTAAGTGCAGATGTTAACCATATGTTTTTCTTACAACCTTTAACACCAGCTCAGGTCACAGATTACAACAGGCTTTTCAGTTTAGGGGTTCATAGCCTTAGAGTTCAGTGAACTATAAGAACGCACAGCAGAAAAAGCTCGACGATATTTCCGTAAGAACTTCGGAAATATTACGACCCGCTAAGCGAAAGAGCGGAAGACAAAAGACTTCGGTCAAAAGTCGAAAGCTGGGCGGTTCTATAAAATCAGTATATTGCGACACGGACTTAAACGGTTTCCCCGATATTTTACTTCGTAGATGGAGAAGTCCGGCATTAAATAAATACTTTGCGTGTAACTCAGCAGCCGGAACAACACCGGGCGGGCCTGGGTTTTCCTGGGAGCCTTCACTCATAGCATCAAATATTGAAGGTTCTTATTCTACTCAAGGAACCGATGGCGATATTGACTACAACGGAAGTCTGCCGGGTTTCCGTTTCACTGATCTTGTGGCCAATGGTATAACTACCACTCCTTCCACCCCCGACTTTTGGCGTTTGGACTACGGCACAGGTAGCTCGTGGAACCTTCGGGGTGCTCCTGTCTTAGGCCAGGATGCTGTGGGTGATCCGCATTATTTACATTTTAACCCCACGAATGTATTGGGTCAGGATTTTTCAAATAATGCCATCTTGGGCTCCGGTGCAAGCAGACCTCGAAATCAGGCACTCCCCGCAGTCGGTACGCTTTTAATGGTCATATCCTCTGATAGCTTAGCGCGTAGTCATAGTATTATCTCTCTTGGCAACCGCTCAGATAAAACAGTTCCCCAGCTTATGGTAGACATAGAAGGCAAGACTTTCCGATGCTCCATGTTTGTGGCAGAACACCACCATACTGGTCTCGCGAATACCTTCTACGCTCCTATTCTTAACGGCGGCGTGCTAAGCCCTATAACCGTAGGAGACCCATTACCTCTCACAATACTCACCGTTTCTTATTCTTATATTGACGGAACCCTTAACTTTTCAGCAAACGGTGGTGTTGAATCATCGTTCGGCCTCGATTTAACACCCGCAGGAGATGATTTCAGCCCCAATGTAATATCTTCGGCTTTTGACGATGACTGGATTGCTGGAAACAAACCGGTCAACCTCTGGATTGATGGGGCTGTGGAACCTATTCCCACCACATTTTCCGATTTAAAAATGCACGAGCTTGCTTTTCTAGATGTCAATGATGTCGAAACCGTTCAGCAATACGAGTGCTACCTGGCACATAAATGGGGTTTAACTGAAAACCTCCCCGATGCACACCCCTGTCCTGCCGCACCCCCTGTCGCAGGAGCCTGGAATACTTTAAACACCGACTGGTCCGCATTAAACGGGCGCACATGGTTACCTTAACTAAATCTATATTATGTCAGATCTATCAAATCAAACACCAGCCGATACTTATAAAGGCTTACTTCAAGTAAACGATTATACCGACGGGGTAGACGCTACCGCGAAATACATCCAAGACGGAGAAGGTACAAACTCAGCGTTAGCTATCAGCACGGATAAGGTAGGTATT